GCTAATCAATCTCACGGACCCTAGCTCTGGCAAACATCACTGTGGACATTGATGAAGTGCCAGAGAGCGAGATGTAAGCCATACCAACGTGGAGAGCCTGACCCTTACCAATTATAATTGGCTGTGGCAAACCGATATTCCACTTACGGGCAGAATAAGGTTGAGCCCCAAGGCCACATATAGCCCTCTTGTAGGCAGGATCAATTGACATGCTCAAATAACCACCGTATGTCGCATCACTTGGATTGTGAACTGGATCCCTCTGCTGCCATGCCCCGTTACCAATATAATTGGAAACGTAAGAAAACAGCACAAAGGACCCGACATCAAGCATGACCCCGGAAGCTCCAAAGTCTGGACACTGAGAAGTCAAACCTATCGAAAAGTTCGACAAAGTGAGAGACAGAGGACCAAAGAAGTCATAAACCGGAAAACCACCCGATGTCGAAATAGGATCTAATTCAACACCACCACTAGCAGAACCACCAGAAACACCAGAAATGGTGTTAGTACCAGTAGAGCTAATGATGCCCCCCAAAGATGTGGTAGAGCAGGCCTGCTGGTTATCCGCAGCGATACACTCAAGCTTATCAATAAAAACCCTGCCCACCTTCGGGCTAGAGCCTACATTTAGGTCAGGAACCACAATTTGGTAAGTAATAACCCCCTGCCAACCTTGGTACGAAGACCAGGAAGGCAGCCCAGAAACTGGAATGCCACTGGAATTAAGGATGTTATTACCAATAACCCAATGATTATTAGCCGAATCACCCCGCCGGGTGGTAAAATCAAGAGCACGCAAGTGATCCCCTTGTGGTTAGCGGATTGGTTAAGACGCTCGACGCACATGAGTGCGAACCCAGAAGTCAAAACTGGATGTGCCCGAGGAACCTGCGAGGAGAGCAACAGTCAACGCCAGAGCTTGACCACCACCAATACGAATTGGGAATGGCAACACTGGACGTCTAGAAATCTCCGACTGTGCTACGGCGTTAGCCGAAGTCGGCGTGGTGTAACTCACCTGATCCAACCATAGATAATCATCACGATTAGCATCGGCTGGAGTTGATGGGTCACGAACAGACCACGCTGTGGCCGAAGAATTGAGCTCAGCTACATACAGGCCGATAGCCCACCCATAGACACCAGCAGCAGACCCTCCGAAGAAGGGGAGATAGGCATGTATCATGTCAATCTCGACCTCCCCGATGGTCGGCTGACCTGTTGCAGCAGCCGCTGTAGGCAATGCTACACACAACAGGGTAAGCGGTGTCCCCGCAGTAATTGCGCCAGACGCGCCCCCATAACCATTCTGAGTAATTGGAGTCCCAGCGGCGTTAACGCCTTGACTGGAAATAACCCAGTCACCGCGTAAAGAACCACCAGGAGACCAACCCTTAGAAGCTTCAGAGCGCGACATAGCCCTGCGACGATTCTTCCTACTGCGAGCCATTATTAACCTCCAAGAGAGACGAGTTAGTGGGAATTAGACACTAACTCAGCCATTACCATTGCAGTTCGACTATTACGCAGCGAACGGATTGGCACCTTATTACTCCACTCTGTACGGGCTCCTAGGACTGATTCAACAGCCTCTAGACCCCCCGCCTTGGCAATGACTTCATCAATGCCAAGACACGAATACTTATCCTTAGATAATACCCATGCACAGAACAGTGGAAAAGTAGGGTGAGACGCAGCGTTCTCCATTTGCTGCCACCACCTGATCGTGTCCATCTTACCGGACCAACCCCGATGGTAACGCTCGTACGAGAGCATACCCCCGAGGATACGCATGATAGGACGTACACCAACAGCCACACCACCCTCGAGATAAGAAGTCCTATGGACATTCTGGAGGAAATGTACCTCCCTCGTGGAGTAAAACTGTTTCTCGGGATGCATGAACATCCCAAGGTCACTCTGTATGACATCTGAAAGCTCCTCGACACTTAATGCACGGGAACCAAAGTTGTTACGAAACGTATAGACTCCATCATCACCCTGGACAGTAGCATCTAAGACGCTATAACCAAGGCGGTGGGCTCCATACGCCACAACCCACAGATTAGCCATACTACCAATCAGGTTAGTCAGCACAGACCCTGATGGTATGCCCTTATCACGACGGACCAACCGCCAAGGGGTAATAAGATCCCCCTCAACGAACTGCCTCTCTAGGAAAGAAAGCAGCCTATGTGTTGATCGTGTTCTACCAAACATGTGGTGGAGTAACCCAAAGCAGTTATGAATAACCACTTCAGGAACGGTAGCATCAAAGTTCTGGAAATCCACTGACAAACACCAACCCTGGTCCAGAAGCCTGGTAACAGCCGCATCCACGGCATATTTACCGTCCCAGGCAGCAAAAGCCCTAGTGCCCCTCAGTGCTCTAAGCACAGGGTTCTGGATCATTTTCTCAAGGTTGGCAATAACGCGTGATCCTTGGAAAATCACACGCCACTTAGGATTTTCACCGTGCTTAGTAGCACCAGAACGCGTCCCCATAATATATGGGAACTCACCACATGGCTGAAGCTCTCTAACACGCAGAATACGTGATAAGAGGGCCACCGAGTAAGTGAGACATCTCTCATGATACTCGGATTTGGAAGAACAATAGGGCCAGCCATAACCAGTACGCCCTTGGAAAGCGTTACTAACGCCCTCCAACCCCTCAGGAAGTAAGTGATTAAGCTCACTCCAAGAGGAGTTCCTCAACTGGGACAACACGAAACGTGTGGCTGCTTGTGATGAGCGACCATCGGGAGATGCGCTATCGCACCTTTCTATTGAGGTGATCCCCTTCTCATACGGAGCCATACCTGGCTCTCTACATGATAACGAGGACTCAGCCTTCACCCTCTGGACATTCTCAACCTCACGCAACCACAGTGGGAGTCGATCTAGGTTGATGACTTCAGCAACCTCATCCACAACCTCTGAGCGGTCTTTACCCGCACAAAGGGGGGTGACGAGGTCCTTTGGACACCCACCATCGATCAGGGACATCATCGATTGTAATCTCGACTCTGTTCCCTCCACCATATTAAGCCTATGTAGGCTTCTAGGTGGAAACTGCAACTGACCCAATGAAAAATTCATCGGTCACTCCTACTAACTAAAACCACTCCATAGAACCCCT